GGAATAATTTAAGAATTATATTATGGAAGATATAACACTAAAACAGGCATTAATGACAGCGGGAGAGGTAGAGAATATATTATTTAAGGATGTAATTTCTCCCGAAAACAACGATAAGATGGTTACGATGTTTAACGGACTCTTGACATTGACACCTCAATATAGTCCTAATTTACAATGGAAAGATGATAATAATATAACAGGGGGGATACCACAAGTAAGTACAGAAATATTATCTGTAATAGTAGATGAGGCTATCCAAGCAGACAAGGCAACTTACCTAATTTCATTAATGGTTACAAATACCTCGGGAAGTCAGCCAAAGTTTTTAAATATTGAATTGTATATAGATGGAACAGTAGAAGTTTATAAGCAATTTACCATTGAAAAGGGAGCCAAAAACAAGACCTTAATATTTAACGGAACATTTATAAGAAATCACGCAGCCGGATTAGATTACGCGATAAATTACAGCTCAACTGATAACGATTTAACTATTGATGGATCAACCTCCAAGGCTAATTTAATAATCGAGAAACAAATTACAACAGTTACTACAAGAAACTTAGTTAAGGTATTGAATGGCAATACTCCTAATGAGCCAGTAGAGGGGTTGAATATAAACTGGAATACAATTAGAGAGGTTAATTACGACACAAGTAATACACCTAAAAAGGTGGAATTTATAGAAGCGTTTAAATTACTTCCTTTGTATAGAGATATTCCAGAAGTTTGGGGAGAGGATAAAGATTTTTATGTAAAAGACACAAACAGTAATAGATTGTATTTAGTCAGATATAGGAATAAAGGTGCAACTAGTGAAGCAACTGCTGGTGATTTTTATTTTGAACGAATGACAAAAGCAAATTAAAGTGACCAGGATAAAACTACTACTTATAATTACCCTGTTTGGGTTATTAGTGGGGTGTACAGTATTGATAATAGGCAAGGCTACTACAGTTGAACAGAATATAGAAGCTAAGCCTAAAACTCACCTAGATATAGATAGCGCTAGTATACTTAATAACAATAAGGTTAATAAAAGGATAGATACTTCCAAGATACACTCGAGCTAATAATACTAAGAATATATGGCTTTACCACAAATCTTTGAAATCCTAGAACGCAGCATTTATGAAGCTGTCAGAGTTATAACTTTTGCGGAAGGTTACACACCCGATATAACAGCATACCCTAATAATCCCCTAAGCTATGAACAATACCAGGCTGCATTAAAAAGTATACAGGTTGCAAAGGGTTTTGCTATAGAGATATTTAATAACTCCGCCCCAGAGCAAAAGGGCATGATCGAAACCTCTAGGATATCCATAGTACATGGAGGTACACCCATGGGGGACATAGGTCTACCCGTACAAAAAGACGATAACAACTACGGCCAGACATTCGGCAGAGTAGTCGGAACAACCTTAACCAATGAGTACCTTTACGAGGTATTCATAACTTCTAGGAACCTCAAGGAGTTTAGGGTATGCCAAGGCATAGTACAACAAGCACTCAACAGCAGAGGCTGGATTAATATAATCAATGAGCCCGGTGAAAGGTTCTTAAATATAATGACCTCTGGTTATAGCTCTCCAGGAGAACTAAGGGGAGTGAAGGAGTTTATCTATTCGTATAGAATACCCGACGTACTTACTAGCCTATACACTGAAACCGATGTTATTCCAGCAATGCAACAATACGATTTGGAGATATCAAAACACTTAGGATTAATCTAAAAACAATTATAACATGTCAAAGAACACAGCAAGTGTTACTGTTAAATATAGTAACCAAATTATAGAAGCAAATGCTCCCACCCTAGGGATAGCATTTGTTGTAGCTAAGACTCCAAGGGGCCCAGTCGAAGAGCCCATTAACCTAATATCTTCTCCAGGGCAGTTAGCCCTTTATTTTGGGGATGACGATGGGACTCTATACCCCCAGATGCCATACCTTAAAACCTTACTAAGCGAGGGGGGCAAGATCCGAGTATCCCGTATATTGGGGGCTACCGCTGAAGCTGCAAAAGCCGATGTTAGCAAGGGCTCTGACCCTTATTTCAAGGTATCAGCTAAACACTTGGGTGTTTATGGTAATGCTATTTCCGTTACAGTTAGCGCTGCATCCGACGGTATAGCAGATCACTTCGACCTCTCCATAGAGGACTCTGGGACTGGTCAAAGTGAATCCTTCGTTAACATAGACCCATCTGATGACGTTGGAACTGTAGGCCCTTATTCATACCTAGACAAGGTTATTAATAACTCCTCAATTATAAACGTAGCATACGCGGATATCTCAACGCTATCAACTATACCAGATATCGGCACTACAGCCCTTACATCAGGGTCAGATGGAGCTGCAATAATTGCCGATGATTTCGCTAGAGGTTGTACTGCTTTCGATAATTACGATGATGCATTCTTAATCACATTCCCCGGGATGGACGACGATAGCACAGAGGCACCTGATAGCAAGGGCATGGCCTATGCTAATGCAAGAGAAGACTTAGTATTTGTAGGAAATATCCCAGAATCTAAAGCAACTCAAGCTGACATAGTAACCTTCCTTCAAACTAAGGGGAGCTCTAGGTACGTAGTATTTGTAGGAGGAGGCTTAACCATCAAAGAGGAGGGTTTAGTAGTTAATACATTAACCCATGCAGCAGTAGTTGGTCACATGTGCAAAGCACAAGGAGAACATGGGGTATGGAACTCTCCAGCAGGTACCCAAGCAGGTACTTTACAATCTGCTATAGGTGTAGTAAATAATTTCGCACCAGTAGCTAAGTTCAACGAGCTTAACGCTATCGCTAATGCAGGAGGTGACATGGTAATCCAGAAACATGGTTTAATTTACCTTAAAGATGGATACACTATGTCACAAGACTCGGTAGATAAATTTATCTCGGTAGTGATGACTGACATTTACTTAAGGAAACTTATAGTACCAATATTTGAGGACGCTTTAAACAAAGCAAACATTCCACGAACCTGGTCAGAGACGTATTACACATGTAAACCCCAATTAGATCAAATGGTTCAAGACGGAGCTATACTAGGCTACGAGTATAAGGGAGACCAATTTGCTAACGGCCCAGACGATTATGAGGTTAACCTACCAGCAGACGTAGCACAAGGTAAATACAAGGCTAAGCTAAGTATCACTACAGTATCTCCTATGGTCGAGGTAGAGATCACAATAATCAAGACACTAGAGGGTGTAACTACAACATAGTAATTAATCAAATAAAAACTTATATCGATGGCAACATTATTAAACCCAAGGAAGGCATTTAACTTCCGCATAAGCTTCCCAGGATTTCCCGGTATGCCTGTATTTTCTGTCCAGAAAGTAACCATGCCCGAAGAGACTGTTGAGAAAGTAGAACATGGCTTGGGCAATTCTAGGATAAACACAGCTGGGCAATATGTTTGCTCGGATGCTAATCTTGAAAGGATAATCCCAGCTAAGATCCATGACGACTCCCGGACTGTAAACAAGTTTTTCAGGGATTGGCAAAGGGCTGCACAAGACCCCATCACTGGGGGTGGTTCCGATCCTATAATCTACAAGAGACTGGTCCTTGTAGAGGAGCTAGCGAATGATGGAGTAACAGTTCTAAACAGTTATGTTATGACAGGTGCTTGGCCTACCAAAATTAACGGTAGAGAATATTCCAGGACTGAATCTAGTAATGTAGTTGAGACTGTAGATTTATCCACTGATGTAGTACCTTATGTATAACCTAGTTACTACTTAAGTAGCTATTCATAATAATATACTAATTCGTTAAACTGGCTATTTAGGCTGTACCCTAGGCAGCCAGTTTTTTATTTTATAACCAATTACTCAAACAAATATGGTAACAACAAGTTTTACAGGACCTTCTGGTAAGGTCTTCCAGCTCCGAGAACAAAACGGTGCTGATGATGAATTACTATCCAAGATGGCAACTGCTAAGGACAGGTTAGGTATCCTTAATCAGTTCTTAGCCGGGATTATTCAAAGCATAGGCGATGAGAAGCCCGTTACAGTAAACATGGTTCGTGGCCTAAAGTTAAGAGACAAGTATGCAATCCTTATCCAGAACAGAATACTTTCTCTAGGCCCTACCATGAAATTCGAATATAAGTGGGACAATACTAATGCTCCTTCAGAGTACGCAGAGGATCTCACTAAGTTTGTATGGGACTACACAAAACCTTTCCCAGAAGTAGGAGACAAGGATTACTACTACCAACGGTTAAAACCCTACAGTAGTACTGATGGTGTTATCGAACTAACCGTTGGTAAGAAAGTATTTAGGGCTGACTTCCTGGACGGTAATAGTGAGATAGCTATATTCGAGGAGTCCGAGGCCACTATTAACTCCGAGTTAGTAGCTAGGAACCTTAGGATAAAATCAAATGATATATTTGAAACTGTAGTGAACTTCGCTGAGCTATCCTCTAGAGAACTAGCTATAATCAGAAGTGAGATTGATAAGCTTGACCCAGTACCTACCGCAGATGTAAACATAGAGAACCCATTCACGGCTGTGTCAGAGGTATCACCCCTACTAGCTATTAGGGATTTTTTCTTCCCTACCCTACTCTAACAACCTTATATTGGAATGTGCACCAGGCCGGGTGCTATATAGGGTGGGGTGATGTTATGGTATTACCTATAAGCAGGATAATGGAATTTGATTCCTTAGCCCAGGGACAAAGGAACATAAACGAAGAGGCTATTATTAAAGCTAAAGAAAAACAATAACTATGATGCTAGGACTAGGCGGATCCCAGTCTATTAATGCTGGGTTCCGTATTTATTTAAAGAACGATTTTTCACCCGCTGCCCAGAAAATCAAGGCAGACTTAAAAGGCCTGGGAGCAGACGCTTCTGTACTCCGTGATAACATGATGGGTGCTAAGAGAATGTTCACGGGCTTTACTGCGATAGCAGGGGGAGCAACTCTAGGCATGCTACGACTAGCGGGGAGGGGTGCTGACTTTGGCTTTAAGATGGCTCACCTGAAGGCTATAACTCAGGCTACCAATAAAGAGCTTAAGGCACTAAACAAAGAGGCTAAGACCCTCGCTGGCCAAACTATCTTTAGCCCAGAAAGTATAGCATCTGCTATGAAGTTTGGAGCTATGGCTGGGCAAAGTGCTGCTACGTTAAGCCGCACTATTAGGCCTGCTACATTCTTAGCTGCTGCTACAGATACTCAACTAGGAGGAAAGGGCGGTGCTATGGATATACAAACTAATATCATGAAAGGTTTTGGGATAGCTGATACCCGGATGACAGAAGTAGCTGACATATTAACTACAGCTACACTTAGTGCTAACACTAACCTCGTTGACTTAGGTAGGGCTATAAAGTACACAGCCTCAACAGCAATGGACATGGGAGCAGATTTAAAAACCACCTCTGCCATGATCATGGTACTTGGTAATGCTGGTATGCAATCATCCCAGGCAGGTACCGCCGTAGAAAACATGATGAGATACTTTGCTAGGGCTGAAGGATCTGTCAGTACTAAAGCCCAAGCAAAGGCTATGGGTATGATGGGTTTCAATAAAAAAGACTTTAAAAACGCAGATGGCAGTTTAAAGGATTGGTCTACCATCTTTAAGATGATAGGAGATGCTTCAAAGAACCTGAAGGCTATTGATAAGCAAGCTGCCTTTGAAAAGCTATTTGGAGTAAGGGGTAAAAGGTCAGGCTCAGCCCTAGTGAGGATGTCTGGGGACTACGATAAATTTCATAGTGCCTTGGGAAACTCAGACGGTACGTCAAAAAGGATAGCTATGGAACTCATGGACAACTTAAAGGGTGACCTTGAGAAGATGACATCCGCTTGGGCATCATTCGCTGCAGCATGGTCAGAAGCACTAGCACCTATCCTACGGCCTATCCTACAATTTGGCACCTGGTTAGTAAAGGGGCTAGAAAAAATAATGTCTACACCTGTTTTAGGGACCCTTATATCTGGGACATTAGTAGTAATAGGAGCTTTCGCAACATTGGCTGCTGTGATAGGTTTGGCTACTGCTAGTATAGCTACGATGGGAGGTATGTTTGGTAAGATGCGAATGATGTTTGCAAATACCCTAGCGTATGCTGGTATGCCTGGTATGGCATCAAGGGTACTGGGAGGAGGCGCTATGTTCAGTGCTTCACAATCAGCCAGTGGGGTTACTACTAAGTTCTCTAATAAAAGGGGCATGTACTATTCCTATGGAGGAGCTGAGGGCTCAGCTGCTAGGTGGCACAAGAAAGGATACAAACCTCCTGTAATAATGGGTAACACTAAAACGGGTAAAGTCCTAGGCAGGATAGGAGGGTTCTTAGGCAAAGGGGTAAAACTTTTTGGTAGATTAATCCCTGGAATAGGCACATTAATATCGGTTATAAGCATACTAACCCTTGCATGGGAATTTCTAGGCCCAAGCATAATGGATTTGATAAGGGGTACTGATGATAACACCAGAGCTATACAAGCCCAGATGGATCAGTTCTACAAAACTAACCTACTACCTAACCAAGCTATCACACAAATGTATTCAGGCCAGGCTGTAGATGTGATAGCTGCTGACATATTAAAAGTGCTAGAAGCATTAAAGGCCGAAGGTGCTACTAATGCCGAGTTAAGCCAAATGAGCGGACAGGACTTACTGAATGCACTAACAGAATCCAAGTACAACGAAACAATACCACAAACAAAATAGATATGCCTTCATTTTACCAACCCTTGCAGGACTTAATGACTAAGCTGCATCTAAAGATATATGAGACCCATAACAATAGCGTAGATGACCTAGAGGAGATTGGTGAGCAATTAAAAGAATTTTACAATGTTCAGAAATCCAGGTTATCCCAACTAAAGGATCTACCCATAATAGACCTCTCACATCCTCTAAGGCCCATCAAAGCAAACCAGATGCAAGAGGTGGTGAAAACGGTAACTCAGGCAAGGAGACTGTTCCTTAAAACTTTACACCCAGGCAGAGGATCTAGGCGTAAGGAGGCTATAAAAGAGGCTAAGGAGTTTTATAACAAGGATAGGGCTAAGGTAGTAAGTCCTACAGTTAAGCTAAATGATGGTTCGAAAGCTACATCAGCAGAAGCTCTGCAAAGCCAGAGGGATGCTTTTGGTGCAGAGAAACCAGGCATTAACTATATAAATTCGGGTGAGTACTTAGCTGCTTTACAGGACCACCTGTACCAGGGTGATTACATGGATAGGGTTAATGGCAAATCAGGTATACTCATATATGCTGGTGCAACTTCTCTATCCAGCCTAAGTAGACACTACCTAGAAATACCCTATGTACCTAACTCCTTTACTGAGGATGCGGGAGCTAGCTTTGCTAAGATAAATATCCTTAACAGGAACAACGTACCCTACCAATTTATAAATGGAAGCACTGAGATAAAGTTCACTATACAGTGGTTCGATACAGGCTACAGACTTGGTGATGCTTATCTAAAGGCTAAGAAACTACAGCTGCTAAGTGTCCTTGATGGTAGTAGCTTTCCTAGGCCAATACGCATAGAGTGGGGTAGCAATGCTAGGCTATTTCCTGGCTATAAGTTTATAGTTAAGTCCGCTCCCATAAAAGCATCCCATTTTTCTACCGCTAAGATTAATGGGTCTTCTGCATGGGACAAGCACGGTAGGATTATTGCTGAGACGGGCATGGTTTTACCCACTATAATAGAGCAAGAAGTAACCTTAGTGAGGATACAAGACGCGGGCTATTACACTCACAGGCAACAAATATCTGAACAAATAAACTCAATAAACCCCAACTTCTAATGGATATACAATATAACAATACTGTAGTTACTGAGTTAACAACTGGGGCTATGTTCTTAGAACCTAATAATGTATTAGAGAATCCTATAGGATTTAAGAAGTACGTAGCCCATGATAATGAGAATATTCACATGATAGCGAACAGGTTTTATGGAGATACAACTATGTGGTACCCCATAGCTAAGTTCTCTAGCCTAGTAGACCCAATAGAGATAGCACAGGGTACAACACTATTATTACCGATCTATGAAGATAAGAGTCCCCAAGATTTATTTGTATAGCAAAGGTTCCCTGCTTAGCTTTGGGGGGATACCTACTAGTATGCTTATATCTACATTTGCATACATAGAAGCCGAGGGTACCAA